ATGCCATCACCAGCCTTGATGCTAGAACCAGCTTTGAATAAAATAAATCCAGAAACGTTTATGGATTTGAATTTTATGCAACCAAGATCTTCCTCGGCTATAAGGTTCCCATCAAAATCAGATATATCTATCTCGCCTATATATTCGTTGTTCTCGTTTAGATGCTCTTTTTTAATTACAAAATCCAATTTATCCTCCTAGATTTGAAAAATTCGGCATACATTGCGCGGTATGCCAGCGCGTTACGCAGTTACGCAGTCGGGTGCGGCGATCAACCGCTTATGGCCTCCCTTGCGGCCCCCTGACGCTGATAACTGGACTTGCAGCCATAGCAACGTCAGGAATAGGTTGGAACGGGTCGCAGTTTATAGTCTAGCTTCACCCGCGTTTTTCGGCGTACACACGCCTGTGGGCTTTCGACCACCGATAACGCCCGTTCCATGTGATGCCCCGCTAAATCTGTAAGGATTGTCAGTACCGATACAGACCGCCTGACCATTTACGGGCAGAGCATCACAAAGAAAGGGTGGAGGCGGCTCTCAACTGTACTCACCACAGCCGCCCCCGTCAGGTTATTTCGTTATAATTTCAAACACATCAATCAAAATATTAATTGACAACGCTACAACAAACAGCATTCCAAACAAATATAATGATTTTCTAATTACTCCGGTCTCTTTTTTAGTACGCATATCGTACCATGTAAATGTATTATAATGATCTGACATTTTTGCCTCTTTTGTTATCGTTTGCAAGATCAAGATATAAAATCCATCCTTGCCAGTCGCTACGTTGTCTTAATGTTAGAAATTCCGTTAAATCGAATGTTGTCATTTTATTTCCCTATATAAAAGCTGACTGTGGAAGTTTACCAAAATACGCATCATTTGCAGAAGGTGTAAAATGTTTTATGTACTGTGAAAGGATATTTTGGTCATCATCAAATTGAATAATCTCAAAATCAAACTCTTCATCTTGTGAAATGCAACCATCGGCAAACATAACATCAACAATATCTTGGATAATATCATGAATCTGCGATTCAGTTTTAGCGTTATAACCGCCGTATCCTTCCGTTGTGTGAAAATCGTAAAACATTTTTATTTCCTCCTGATAAAGACAATATAGCGAAACTATTTCACGCTGTCAATAGCTTTTTTCAAATATTTTAAAATTTTTTCTTCCGTCACTCCGGCCAAAAACATAAGTGCAGAAAGTTCCGCTGGGCTAGGTTCATACTTGCCAGATTCATAGTTTTGAATGTGACGTGTTGTCTTATTAACAACAATGCCAGCTTGCCATTGTGTGAGTTCTGCTTTTTTGCGATATTTATAAAAATCTGTTTTTGTCATTATGCCTCCAATAGGAAATTATATATTTTAGAATAATCGTTAAATGATTTTGCGTGGTATGGCTCTCTATAAATACGATCAAGGGCTTCTATTGCCTCTCGCTTTTGTTTCGCACGATACATAATTTCATCAATTGTTTCCCCAAGCTCATTGGTCATTTTTTTCTCCTTTCCTTTTATAATTCATAAATGCTTCTTTGTATTGTGCATCAGAGATTTTTATCTTGCGCCATTTTCTTTCTTTTTTGGTACGTCCAATAATTAATTTATCCAAAACGATTTTGGTGTCAAATGAAAAAAATGAAAGTCCTTTTAAAGTAATATAGCAAGAGTCCTCAATGTCATTTGTATTTAGTCTGATAACACCGCTTTCCAAAATCGGCTTAAAATATTTATTATATTCTGCGTCATTAGGCTGCCTTAAAGATACAAGAGGAACAACTTTATAAGTTGGAATTCCGTTTTCCAATCCGAAAATACAATCCTCTTTATTTGTATTAATTTTTATTCCAATAGGTTTTAGGCCACCACAGAAATACATTTTGTTATTGTATACAATCGGTAAAGGAATATCTTTCCTATCGCTTAACAATAGTTTGTAAAAATGCTCACGCCATTTATATTCATCCTCATATAAAACGTGATCCGTACTGGCCCAGTTTGCCATTTGCAAATCCGGATGAATTATTAAATCTCCGCATACTCTTGTAAAAAATCCGCTTTGCATTATTTAACCTCCATGTCATGTTCTGGTGTTCGAATCATTTTGCTGCTTTTATAGTAAGAATCAAAACTTTCCCATTCTTTATTTAAAGCAAAAACACCCCAACCTTTATCATGTAAATCATCCCCAACATACCAAGATATACCTTTTGGAAATTTGAACGCCATCCCAGCTTTCGCTGTTGACCAGTCAAATTCTGGTTCTTGGTCTTTGACAGCCAAGAGCACATCCTCCAGACAAATAACACAAGGTAAAGATAAATTAAGGGCCTCTGCGGCTTTGGCGGTGAGTTGTATTTCAACGATATCACCCGCCTTGTATGTTGGTGCGGATGGCTCGCCTTCCCATAGGGCAATCAAGTCAATTTCATCTTCAGTATAACGCCATACTCTGCCGTTTTCTTTGTAACAATTTTTATTGTCACCTTTAAATGGATAATTTCTATCATCATCAACATTAATGATAGTAATTTTCTCCCCAGCTCGCGTCCGGTATGATTTTCCTACTTCTAATTTCATTTTAAATTCCTTTCTGTAATTATTTTTTTAAAGTTATACGATTATTATTTCATCCTCGCTAATTCAATTGGCTCAACTTGCAATGTTTTCATGTTTGATTGTTTCCACAAAAAATAATTTGCTGTCAAACTTGCGGACAAAACCGCGATCAAAATTGTGATTGATATTTGTTTCATCTCATTACCTCATCATAATGTTTTTTAAATTCTTTATATACATCAATTTTTTTTGGTTTTTGTTTTTTAGGAACATAAGTTTTCAAGTAATATCTTTTCCATTGATATTTTATGGCTTGACTACTAACTCCAAATAAATTTCCTATTTCATGAAAATTCATTCCTTTATCAAGTCCAGTTTTTATAATTTGTATTCTTTGTTCTATTGTGTAAAAGCATGGCTGGTCAAAAAGCGGTTTTTCAAAAATGTAATCATTCATATTTTAACTCCTGTTACATTTAATATAATGAAATGATTTCCTATTGTCAAATAAAAAAATAATGGTTTTAGAAAAAAATTAGAATGGCACTTCTTGCGCATCATAAAAATCTGTTGTTTCTATAACAGGCTCTGTTTTATTAAATTCAACACCTAATATGCGCCAGAATTTTCCATCTTTTTTAATCTCAATTTTACTTGGTTGTGGCCATTTATAAGTTAATGCAAAATCAATTGTGTCAGGAACTTCCCCCATTGGGAACCGTTTAAAAAACCATGATCTTGCCTTATCTCTTGCGAACCCCTCATGCTCAAAACAAACCCACTCTTTTATCAGTCCGCGCATTGTTCCATAAGAAACGCACATTGTAGGCTTAGCATCTGGGTTATCTCGTTTTGTATGCTTAGTAACTGTCATTGACATTACTTTAACCCATTCAGCTGGTTGATCTATTGTTGTCACTGCCTCATTAGATGCGTTTACATTCAGATTTGCGGATATAAAACTATAAGAACATGAATAACAATATCTTTGGCTTGCTGCGCATTCTGTCCCGCATGATGGGCATATTTTTAGAATAGCCTCTCCTTTTTCGTCTGTTTCTGATTTCACGCCATTACTTTTGCGCCGGATATCAACAGTATCAATTGCGCCCAAATGTTCTACAACCCCACCAAAATCAACAACTAAACAGTCTTGTTTTATAGAATTAGAAATGGCATTTAATCTATCTTCTGTAGTGCTTAAATCATATCCATTCGCATAAACTGGACGAACACCTCTTCCAACGCATTGAATATACAAAACTGGCGATTTTGTTGGGCGCATAAAACAAAGGCAATCAATATCTGGTACATTAAAACCAGTCGTTAAAACCGCAACATTAACCAGATATTTGAACTTTCCGGATTTATAATCTGCAATAATTCTTGAACGTTCCTCCTTATCGGTTTCTCCTGTTACCATTTCAGCAGATTGTCCAAATGATCTTAGGCAGTCAACAACATGTTGGCAGTGTAAAACGCCAGCCGTAAATACAAGAACCTTTTTTCTATCATTCGCATAAAGCAATAATTCTTTGACGCATTCTATTGTGACTTCATCTGTATCAATTTTTTTCTCTAATTGCCCGACAATATAATCACCATTGCGCGTTCCAACGCCTGAAACATCCATAACATATTTAGGTTTCGGCGTAATTGGCTTTGACCAATAGCCTTGTTCAATCATATATGTCATAGAAATCTCATAAGCCACATCGGTAAACAATGCGCCTTCTCCTTCTTCCAGGCGTCCTGTATCGCTTCGGAATGGTGTTCCAGTAAATCCAATCACTTTGCAATTTTTATTGATATCTAAAACAGAATCAATAAATTTTCTGTATTGTGTTTGATCATTGTGGCTTAAAAGATGACATTCATCAATTATAATAATTTCTGGACATCTATTAAACAATGCAATCTTATTATGTACAGATTGAATACTTGCAAACGTAATATCATTATGTAGTCTTTTCTGGCCTAATCCAGCACAATAAAAACCAACATCACTATCTGGGTATTGTTCTTTTAATTCTGAATAATTTTGCTCTAGTAATTCTTTAACATGCGTTAGCATTACTATGCGTGTTCGTGGAAAATCGGAATGAACGCGGCGAATAAATTCAGCAATTAATAATGATTTACCTGCGCCAACTGGAGCAACAACTAACGGATGACCTTTTTTTTTATATAGATATTTAAAAAGGGAAGTTAGTGCGGCTTCTTGGTATGGTCTTAATTGCTTCATTTCTACAAATATCCTTATAATTACAAAATTTACAAATATAAAAATCTGGTTTTTCGTTTATGCGTGGTGGTGGCTCTTTTGCTTTTATTATTTTTTCCGCTCTTGCTCTATATTGCTCTGCCACCTCTGGCACATATTCAGTTCTACAACTATCATAATCACGTCCACCGGCTAAAGACACAGTTAAATAATGCCTATCTATATTGGTATAGTGCATATAAATTTGCGCTTGAATATAATAAACAAAATTCCATTCTTTCAATGTCATTTTTTCGCCAAGACGTTGTTTGATTTTTACAAATTCATCAAACTTTTTTTGACCACTTGCCTTACATTCCCACACATGAAGTTTTTTTGGAGCTTGTAACAACCCCTTGATAATTCCATCGTAATGCCCCCTGAATTGTCCATCAAAATCAGAAAATCCAAATTGCTTTCCGTTTTCATCATGTGTCCATAATTCAATTCCATCGACAAGCCTTAATCGTTCGGCTGTTAAATCTTCTGTACGATGACCATCCTCAAAATTCATAAGTGAATAAGCGTCAAAATAATTTGGTGTGTTTCCATTATATCCGTACCATAATTCACGAGCACATTCACGACCGATAGAGGATGCGCCTAAATAGTTACGCATAGTTTTATCTTGCGCACTCTCTATAGCTTTCATCATTGCCATGATTGTAGGGTCTTTTTGTTCTGGTATTTTTGCCATTTTATCACCTCAATCGAAACCCCATTTTAATGGGGTTTCTGTTGAATTGATTATCTTGCCCAAGGTGGGGTATTAGGTGCGGTTACTTGCGCAGGATTAACTGGCTGTGGCGCAAATCCGCTGACTCCTCCGATTTGTGGCATTTTGTGAAATGCCTTAATTTCAGATTTATCTTTCCCAGCTACAGTCTCCCCTTTATCATTTTTCCAGTCTCCGTCATTCACTGTTTTTGTCTCAATCATAAAAGGTTTATTGTGAAGTTCTACGCTATCGCGTGGGGTTGTTGTCATTCCAACAGCTTCGCTAATACGCGCCAAACGCTTATAAGCAATTTCAACCGCTTTTGGATTTTGATTGATAATATTCAGGCGTTCAATAAATTCAGTGTTTTGATATTGCCCTTGTGTAATGACAACTTTTAACTGCAAATATTGACCTTGACGATTACTCGTTTCTTTAAAATCGCTCTCGACAATAACGGCCTGATATTGACCATCCGGAATAAGAACGATTTTTGTATCTGGGAGGTCTGCTGTATTATATTGCTGTGGTAATTGTGCCATCTTATTCTCCTTTGGTGTTAGATGGTTGGTTGATAATCTTTTTATAGATTGCACTCAAATCTGGTTGTTCTACCATATCAAGGCAACCAGAACGATCTTTCGCCTCATATTGTGCGTCTCTATGAGTTTGTAAGGCATAATGATACACACCTTCTGAATCCTTCCATGCGTGGGCCGCAAAGACTAGATCAAAGAGATATGGCATAGCTTGGCCTAGTTTCTGACCTGGTGCAGAAGGGCTATAAATCATTCCGCCTGTTGCTTCATCTTTTGTTTTCTCCTGTTTCGCCGAGAAATAAATATTCTTTGGCAAATCACGGAAAGACCTCATTAATTGCATCATAATTTCTTGCGTTTCCATGTAGGCTTTGCGTGGGTCGTTTGTTTTCTTTTTTTCGTCTGATAATACGACTTCTGCGATTTCAGAAATACTATCAAGGCAAATCCAATCATATTTGGTATCAGTTAAAAGAAACTCATACGCTTTGCGTAAATCATCCATATTCTTGATTTCAACAACGTCAATATCTTGACCGCGTAATGATAAAAGTCCGCTTTCGACTGACAGGATAATAGGCTTCCCTCCTGTTGTTCCGCATAGTTTTGTTTTTCCAGTCCCTGCACCACCATGGACAAGAACCTTGATATATTGTGCAGCAATATCTTTTGTATTTTTTATTTCCATTCTACTCTCCTTTTTTCTCGAATGTGATTTTTGGTTTTGATTGTGAAACTGTACGCATTGGTTCAAAAACCGCTTTAATATGAGACGGCCAGTTTTTAAACGCGGCCTCTGATACATCGTACTTAATTTTGATATATTCAAAAGGATCATCACCGCTTTCTTTAATTCTGTCGAACAAATCGGCCAAAACATGTTGCTCATATTTTACGTCTTTGGAAATAACGACTTTGATTTTAAAATTATCTGTTGAAATATTTGCAGTTCCACATCCATAATCATTATCAGATAATTGTGACGCAACATTATCCGCAATGCTTTCTTGCAAGACGGTTTCTAATTGTGATTTTTCGCGTTTGAGGTTTTCAATTTGTGAATTGATATCATCGAGTGATGATAATAGATTATCAAGATTATTTGACATTTTCGCACTCCTTTGTTGCATTTGTCTATTTATTAAGATAGTATGACTGTATCACACTAATTCAGGATGTCAACATGAAAAAAGAAGAAAAAATAAAATTTGTGAAAAAAAGTTTTAGTATGCCAGAATCTGTATACAACAAGATTGTAAAAAAGGCGCAGAAAGAAAACAGGACAGTGTCTAATATGTTGGTGGAGATTATTAATGGAACTAAATGAAAAACTTTCATATTTGCATGGTGGGAAATTTGGCGGAGAATATCTTGAAAGTATAGGGAAATCAGAACTGGCTCAATTAACACCAGATGAATGGCTTACATTTTTAGAATGTGTTTGCCGAAATTATCATCTTAAGTTTCTTGATTTAGAATATCAATCTCAACGCGTGGGCAATCCTTATCAATTCCCATAGGTATTATGCGTTGACCTTTCACAACATGCCAGCAATCATCTTTTATAATTTTATTGTTCACAAGCCAATCATCAATAGCTTTAATAAAATTGGCGGAATCTCTTACGCGATTATCGGGGAAATAGAAAAAATAAGATATATAAACAGAAGAAAAACATGGGGTGTCATATCCCATGTTTTCAGTTTGTTTTAACCATTCTTTATATGCTTTCGTTGGAAACCTTTTTTGGCGGCTTCCTCCTCCATATAATGCGTTTACGCTTGGGGGAAGTGGTAGGATTATTTTCATTACAAAACATAAATAGATTTATTATTTAACAAATCCAAAAGTTCAAAATATTTTTCCTTGTTAGATTTCTTTTTAGATAAAAATGGATTTGTTAAATCATCATATAACCAATACATATTTGGAGCATGATCATGTGTAATGAACTTTGATTTATCCTTTTTGGTTAATTTCATAAAAATGGAATAATCTTCATAATCAACAAAACAATCTAATCGTAACCCAATAGGTTTATAGTTTCTATTTAAAATAACAAATTTATTTTCCGCCAACTCTTCAATTACGTATGGCATAAATTGTTTTGAAAGTTTATGATTTTTAACAGAACTTAATGTTTTTTTATTCATTTTTTTACTCCTCAATAGCTTTATAAATAATAGTTGGTCTCCCCCGTCCGCCATTTTGTATAGGCTCTTCGATAATCAAATCAGCATCAACTAATGCCTTAAGAATTTCCCGAAGATCTTTAGGCTTATATTTTGAAAATGGAGTGCGTTTTTGCATAAATACCCAAGTTACTCCTTTTTCTCCTTCTTTACGAATTGCACCTAAAATTTCTTTTTTCTCTGCCTCAAATTCAGAGCCAGAAATAGACATTTTCATCTTTTCAACGATATTATGCATTGTTTTCCTTGCCCAGTAAATTCCCCATTTCATATGGCGTAATTCAACTAAAGAAGTATTAGGATTTTCAGACAACGCGCAAATCATGGCAAGACGCATTGCAATTTCATTTGTACGGCGTGACATGTCAGCCAATCCAATAGCAGATACTTTTTCACGGAATTGTATTAATTCTATTTGAAAATCATATTGAATTTCCATTGCATCATTTTCAATATCAATTGATATAAATGAAGGGCTTTCTGTTGGATTGTCCTGTTGAAAATTTCTTCTGTTTTCTATTGCAGTAACCCATGTTTTTATCCGCTCTGGTACTGGCAATCTTTTTTTATGCCGTCTTATATCTTCTTTAGCTTCTGAAAAATAGATGATGAAACGGTTTAAGAATCCATCGGATATTTCTTTCCCTCCGACATTCTTCATAAAATTATCGGGGGTTGAGTTAGCGACCAAAGTTATGGCGGGGTTTTTAACCACAATATTATTCAATTGCTCCGCCTTATCTTTCGCCAATCCAATGGTAGAATATGATTTTCCTCGTATTGATCCGTGAAGCCTTCCCCATGCCTCAACTAGTTTAGAATTGCTTTCCATCAATTGAGAACTTCCATATTTATTTTTTGCACTTTCAATATGTTTATCAAATTCATCAATAAACGTAATGTGCCTTGGCTTTGAAATCAGGGCAGAAATAACGGCTGGAGCTGATGTATACCCATCACCAGAAATTAAATAATCAAGTCCAGTTTCTTCCAAAACTGCATCAATCGTTGTTTTTATATGCTCCTTACCAGTTCCAGTACGCCCAAGATTGAGGAAAAAAAGGGAAGAAAAGTTGACTTGTGTCGTAGTAAACCAACGGGAAAGAATAACAGATGCAATAGATAGGCTTGTTTGTAGTGCATATCCTTTTTCATCATTACCGCTTGTCGCATTGTAGTAATCATAACAATCACGGATAAAACCATCCGGAATAATTAAATCATCATTATTTTGCTCTTTCGCTTTTTCCTGATAAACTTTATATTCTGGAAATATTAATGATTTTATAGCATCCAATCCTTGCGCTTGGTGCATATCATTAAAATCTTTTGGCGTAGTGGGAGACGCAACTTGAAACCCAAAGGCCTCGCCAGCTTGCATTGCAGCATTCAGGCCAGTATTAACTTTATTAGCCGAATTATCATCCGCACAAATAATACCGATAGAGTTCTGGTATTTCTTTTTGGCTATACCAGCCACTTCGTAGATATTAGATGCACTCATAGCGCAAAATACAGACGCGCCAGTGGCCTCAAATATGCTTTGACCTGTTGCCACACCTTCACACACGCAAAACCTATCTGTAGCCCCTTCTATTAGAAAAAAACCACCTTTCATCTTTCCGCCAGTCTGGTTTTTCTTAAAACCATCCGGATAAATCTTTTGCGTGGATATTATTTTCATATCCTCATTTGTAATAGGGACAATCAAATAATCATCTTTTGATTTTATTCCTAAAGGACATTTAATGCCTTTTTTATCCAAATAGGGATGGTTTTCTATAATTGATGCAGAATTATATAAGTCAGCAGCTTTTAATGCCGCTTCGTTTTGGATTTCAAGTAAGCTTTCTTCGCGCATCCGGCGAGCTTTTTCCATCTCGTCCCGATAGCGCATTGATTCTTCAAAATTCATTGAGCTTTGGGATTTACTTGACCATGTTATTTTTTTCTCATTATCTCTCCAAGAGCCATACGTTCCAAATCCAATGATATTGGAATTTACTTCAATTTCGTTATAGAAATACCATCCAGTCTTTTTATGGATTTTATCCGTTGGATCCTGAATCCGGATAACACGGCCCAGAATGATCTGGCCATCGGGTTTATATCCAGAGTTAATCAGTTCTGCATAAAAGTCAGAACGTGGATCATCCGAATATCCAAAATTTTGTGATTTTCTCGCCGCTTCAATTCCGGCAATGAATGGTGTCAGGTCTGCCATGAGTTCCCCCTTGAATCTAAATCCCCTGTTTAAAATAATTGCCGACTGTCACAGGGGGATGGACACAAGGGGGAGCTACCCCATCGGCAAAAACTAAAATATAGATTTTTAAAATTGTGTCAATACCCATATTTGATTTTTTAAAAAACATTTAATGGCAAACATTAATTATCTTCGCAAACCGTTGTAAACTGTAGCCTGTAGAGAGTAGTAGTATTAAAAGAATAAATATATATATATACCTATTCTCTCTCTCTCTTTACTATATTTATACGCGTGAGGGATGATTATAGTATGATGGACAAAACCAATTAAACCCAAAAAATTAAATACAATAAATAAATTAAATGTAAGTTATTGATTTAATTGATAAAAATTAGGGTAATTATTATTTTATTTCTTGCCAAAAAATATTTATAAAATTTTATTACAAAATAAAAACATTTGACACTTTTGGTTATTCGGTCTATCATCTAACCATCTGGAAGATATCATTTACAAAAGGGGTTTAATATGACAACGTTATGTTTAATAGTTATTGCGGTATACTGCGGGTATAAGTTTTTTGATGCAATCGGGTGGATCGTGAAATAGCTCTATTTTCGATTTTAAAGCACGTGGAGTGCGATGAAATGAATTTTAGGTATCTGTGTATAGTTTTAACTTAAAATCAATGTATGGGCTTTTATGAGTGTAGAAATTAAGCTAACAGATAAACAAGAAATGTTTTGTCTTGAATATTTGAAAGATTTAAACGGCACTCAGGCCGCTATTCGTGCAGGATATTCAGAAGATAGTGCAAGACAAATAGCCACAGAAAACTTGTCAAAACCGTCTATTGAGAATCGTTTGCAACAACTAATGGAAGAGCGAACAAAAAAAATTGAAATTGAGATAGATGACATTCTTCAAGACATTATAGACACTCGAAAAGAATGTGCAAATGAAGGAAAACATTCAGACCGCCTGAAAGCAAACGAGCTTCTTGGTAAATACAAGAAAATGTGGACTGATAAGGTTGACGTCCAACCTCTCGGCAAAGACGGATTGCCTGTTGACCCGTCACAGGTGATTGTGCTAAGAGAGAGTGAGCGCGACGTTTTGGCAAGGTTTAACATTA